TACGCCACAGAAGGTTGATTTATGCCCCCAACTGTAATTTCGTTTAAAGTAACAGTAGGTCCCGCTGTAGGGGTTACTTGAACAATTATTTGGCCGTTTACTGGGATAACTGTCATATTAATCCAATGTTACTTGTTGGGTTACAAATACTTGCCCGCGAATATAAGTCTGTTCGAAGGTTGCATCTGTTGAACTGGTGGCTTGAAGGTCCCAGAAAGCTCTTGCTGGTAAGTACTTAGTAGCTGATGGGGCCAAGGTCAAACGAATAAGTCCGTTAGCAGCGTTAGGCTTAGTTATAGTAAAAGTTGCGTAAAGAGCCGGAGCATTTGGATATGTTCTAATTTGAGCTTTAAAATTAAGAGCTGTGACGTCAAATGGAAAGTCAAAGTCGCCAGACCATGAGTCACCCTGATAAAGGGCGATGTCATAAACACCTGCGTAGGTAGGCATTGGTTTACGACCCTTGAGGTCATTTTGAATATAAACGCGCTCTGGTCTACGAGAGTCATCAATCTCTTGAGCTAAGTACATAGGAACGAGCTTGTTGGTAAGGCGAGAAACACGGCGAAGTGTTCCCATTTCAATACGCCAAATTCCAATATTAAGAGCAGAGGAAAGTTGCTTGTACTGGTCAGTTCTAGATTGAATCATCTGTACAAGCTGACGGTATCTATCAGAGCGAGGAATCATAACCCCGTCTGGTGAAGAGATATTAATATCAAACGCGGAATCTGTAGCAAGAGCCCATAGAGCTTCAATTGTTGACAGAATTGCAATTGGGTACTCTTCAACTGGCGGAAGCATAGCAAGTGTCATCTGGCTTCCATAACCATCTGTTCTTTCAAAGGTGTGCTGTTCAACCGCGGTGTTAACAAAACGCGTAATATCTGTGTCTGTAAAGTATCGGTAATGGGTTCCAACTACTGAGATTGCCGCGGCCGCGCCTGGGGCAGTTACAAAAGTAATAATGCCTAAATCTTGTTGGACCGTGTATCCGGCAGGGGTAGTTACTGGGCTACCAGCTACTGTAACTAAAAGAGTTGTGTTTTCAACAGGCTTCTTTTTTATGTCAAAAACTTTAGTGGTTCCGTCGCCTGTTGCGGTGTAGGTAAACTGAGTCGGCATGTCGCCTAGCTCGAGCCTTACTCTAGACACTAGGTCTGCTAATACAGCCACTAACCACTCCTAACGTAACTAGTCTAATGGTAGCGGTTACGACTAAAAAAACTTGATAAACGAAACAGCGGAGGGGAAGTCCGCTGCTTCGTTAACCAATTAAATATTGGCTGCTAAATAGCCTTTTTCTTTTAGGTGTTCAGCTACTGAACGTGTAACTTCGTACTTCTGACCTGGCTTAAAGTTAAAGTTGTTTCCAGCTCCAAGGGTCATGTTTTCAATGTTCTCTACAACACGAATAACTACTGTGTCGTCCTGCTTACCTACCCGGTCTACTGTGTCAACGATAACTGTTTGACGGTCAGGCTTGGTAGCGTCAATAACTTGTGTTTCTGCCTTAATAGCAGCAGTTGCTGTTGCTAGTGACATCTCGTCTGCTCTCTTAGCTGTTTCATCTGAGAACTGGTCTGCTAGCTCATCACGGCTACGGCCTGTGACGTCTGTTGGTGATTTCTTTGTTGCCATTTGTATCCTCCGGGTTAGTGAATGAGTTTGTGTTGAGGCGGGGAGTTTAAGGCTCCCCGCCCAACATTTAAGCTATTAAATTGTAATTAGTTGGTTTCTGCAATAACTACAGCCTGGTCAGTGATTAGACCAAGTCCGAAGATTGAGTACCAAGCAAGTGCGTGCTCACGACCGAAGTCTAGAATACCGCCATCGCGGAGTTCTACTGGAAGTGAGATTGCGTGACCGAATGCGTTATCTCCGATGAAGATAGATGCATAGCGGTCTGAACCACCGTTACCTGTCTTTGTAGCAGGTGTGATGTATCCACCACCAGCAGAAACTGTTGGGTTAGCAACTGTTGTATCTGCTGAGTATGAAGTACCAGCACCGCCAGCGACCTTTAGGACCTGTGTGGTTTCGATGAATACGCAGTCGTACAAACGACCGATTTCACCTAGCATGAAGTTTCCTGGTGCTGCGTACTTGGTTACTTCAATGAACTCTGGATTGTCACGTAGCTTACGTGACTGGTGAGGGTGAACGAATGCAACGTAAGTTTCGCCCAAACGAGGGATATTCTTTGTTGCAAGGCTCTCTACTGCGTCCTTCACAGTGTGAGGTGTCATGTAGTAAGTGCCTGTCATAGCAGCACGGTTTGCAGCTGTTGTTCCATCTGCGTACCAAGCATTAACTGCTGTCTGGCCTGAGCGGTCTTCACCGTAGATTACTGATGTTGCTGCATAGAGTGTGTCGCGTGAAAGCTGATCTAGATAGATTGCCATGTTACGACCAAGAAGACGTGAGGCTGAAGCCATTACGTCATCAAATGAAGCGTTCAATAGAAGCTCAGATACAGCAAGAGCATAACCATGCTCAGTTACTGTGATTGAGAACTGTTGCGCTGTAAGAGCGTTTGTCTGCATACGTACACCTTCGACAAGTGCTGAAGCAAAGCCGAGGTTGTTGTAACGCATGAAGTTGATTTGAAGACCAGGTGCAACACCTAGTTCAGTCTTCTTTACTGCGAACTGCTCAAAGCGAAGGATAGGCATTGCCTGGAACAAGATTTCCTTGGACCAGATTGTCTGAATCGCTTGAGTCAGCTGTGTATTTGTACCTGAGTACGCTGTAGGTGCTGCGGCAAGATTGCCGGTACCCGTAATGCTTGATGCCATTTAAATTGACTCCTTGTCAACGGTATTGGATTTTTGGGTTATCCGAACAGTCCCTTTGTTTTCCCCTGAGCACTAGGGCTCAAGAGTCGGCCACGATATTTAGCGTATTCATCCATTGACATTGACGCAATATCTTGCGCCGTTAAGTTCTTTTGCTCCGAATTGGTATCCAAGGGTCCGGCTCCAGGAGGTAAGGTTGCCCTTGTTCCTGTCATTTCTCGACGTGCATTCTGCATTGCAGATTGCGCCGACTCGAGAATTCTAGTTGAGCGCTCTTTCAAGCTCTCTATGCTTGCATCAACTTCTTCTGTAGTGTTTCCACTAATCAAGTCAACAAGCTCTGGCATGATGTTATCACGCTCAGCTTCGAGCTTCTGTGCTCGGTATGTCTGAAGTTCTGTGTAGGTGCGTTCACGTTCTAGAAGTGCAAAAGCAGTTTCGCGTTCTTGACGCTCATGCTGCAGTTGTTCCTGCCATTCTTTTTCTTTCTTAGCAAGGAGGTCACGAACTTCTAGTTCAGACTCTTCCTTAGCTTTTTGTTCCTGAGTAATACGAGCTTGACGCTCTGATTCTTCAGTTGCAACTCGATTGGCTTCTTCTTCTCGACTGCGCTTCAATACATCAACTTCTTCCTTTAGCTTTTCAATCTGAGGATAAAGTTTTTCTTTTTCCTGAGAGCGAACCTTAGCAAGGTCGTCTTCTGTATAAAATTTTGTGCTTTGAATGTTAACAGCTGATGCATCAGCATCAGACATATTAATAACTGGTAGTACTCCTGCTTCGGCTGCAAAGGCCTCTGCGCTTACTTCTGCTGTATCCATTTTTACTTCCTTTTATCCTAGGGGTCGTTTTCCAATTTAATAACACATATGACCAAACGTTGTCTTTCAGTAAACAATTTTTGCTTGTTTAGGCAGACTTGTCAGGCTAAACTACTTACTTTTCATACTCGTCCGGTACTCGTCGTTGTGGGATTTTTGTACCGTAAGCTTCTGTTACAAGGCGTTGTCGTATTCCTTGTTCACCCATCTGTGCAAACATTTGAGCTTCGTCAAGGATAGGGCTAGCCGCTCCAGGATTTCCTGGCATAGGCTGACCTTCTGGACCCTGCATTGGCTGAGGTGGGGCCCCATCTGGGCCTGGAAGCATTCCAGTTAACTGAGCAATTTCTTGCTGAATCTGGCCCTTGACAAGGTTAAGAGCACCATCGGCCTTGGCGTCATCAATAAGTTCTTGACGAATTTCCATAAGTTTTTCATCTGGAAACTCTTCGCCTAGTGAACGAAGTGCGCCTTCTTTAGACTCTAGGCCAAGGGAAAGCATTGTTTGAACCTCGTTAAGGGCAATTAACTTATCAAGCGGTAGCGGAGGTGGGAAATGCACGTATGAGCGGAAGCTGATTGGATCGTTTAAATCTAGTACGTCAACTTGTCCATCTTTAAGGGGTGCAAAACGTGTACCAGGGTTAGCCTGCATAGTTTCAGGTTCTTTAACCGCAAGGCTGATAAGGATAAGTTCGTTTACGCGCTCTAGCCCGTGTGCGTATTGAATGATTTTTTGATGGTAACGGTTCATCAAAGGCTGAAACATAATTGCTAGTGCTACACCTGAGGTATTAGATACAGGCATTGCTTGACCGAGTGCGGTCTCAGGAACACCGACCATTTCGTGCATTGACTTCTTCATCATTGCAAGGAAGTCCATAGCACCCTTAAGGCCCTGTGCTCCACCCTCAAGGTTTTCTACACGAGCATCTTTAGGTAATCCGCCCCAAACTTTATTAGCGCCTTTTTCTAACTGCGACGCTTTAGCACCGATAATAACCGTAACTGGCGCTGCGTGGTAGTTAACGATGTCGGCAATATCCGTAGCCGTTTCATTGTACGTACGATTAATTGGAATAATGTCATTGCAATCAGATAGGCCCCAAGGGCTACCAGAAATGCGGACATTAGGAATATGAATAATGGGAATAGTGCCAAGCGGGTTAGGACGAGAGTCAATGAGTTCATCGTTAATGTACTCCTCAATAGAGTCATCAGTTAAGATTTCGGTGTAGGTAAATACTTGGCGCGTTCCTTCAAGAGATGTTCCCCAGAAACGGTACTTAAGTTTAAAACGAATTAAACGTTCACGGTCGTGAGGGTGAAACTCTGGAAAAGCAAAAGATGAGTTAAGAGGCAAGATACGAACACGGCCTGGGTGAATGCGGCCAGATGGGTCTTGATAAGCCTCTTCGTAAGCAACTTTAATAAAGCAGTCACCAGAGACTCCGCCTTGCTGTCCCATTTCCCAAAGTACTGTTGCTTTGTTGTTATCTACTTCCCAAACTCTTTCTAGCAAGTCTGGAACAATAGCTTCTGTCTGCTTAGGGCTACGAAACTGAACTCCCTTACCAAATGTAAAGTTAAGAATAAAGTCTGTAAAAGCACGATAGTAGTTAAGAACCATCTGTGATTCGCCTACTTGACGGCGATATGAATAATGATGACCAAGATACATAGCCCAGTTAAGGGAGTAACGGTTTAAACGAGGACCGTGTACTTCAAACTCTTCATCCGCCAGTTCTACGAGACCTAGTGGAGAGATAGAGATAGTTAAATCAGAAGAAGCAGCTCTATACGATGGAGGTGAGAAATCTAGACCGCTACCACTCACCGATAATTCCTCTCGTTAAACTCACAACTAAATACTATCACCAATATCGACATATCGTCTTAATGCTTAAATGTCTCGCCTTTAATGGTTCCGCCACCTATAGGTTTTGTTACCTTAGCTCTTTGATCTTTTTCTTCTTTGTCTCTTTTTTCTTGCACGTAATCTCTGTTACGTGGGTCAATATCTTTTTTAGAATCTACAAATTTTCCGCCCATTTGAATATATTTACTATGTACCCAGTGAGCAGCAGCTGGTGACGGATACTTAGGAAAACGTGACTTAGCCATAACAGTAACTGTGTTCCAGAGGCGTGGATTAGCAGGTAACTGCTTTGGAGCATTAGTTACGGAACGACCAGAAATGAGTGCCATAGTTAATCCTTAGAAAAGCCCCACCAGTCCCGAAGGACGGTGGGGAGCTATTTCTTCTATTAGTCCTGTACTACTGCAGGGTTAAGGCGCTGTTGGTGTGAGCCATTGCGGAATGTTTCCTCAATGACGTTTGAACCATAATCGCCAAAGCCAGCAGAAGCAAACTCTTGAAGATTACTTGGCGCTTCTACCCATGCTGCTGAACCTACGTGAGCACGCTCACGCATTGTTTCTTCAGCTGTCTTTGTAGTAACAACTGCATTTCGATTTGTACGGCCTGCAGCAGGAATGTATCCCTGTGCGGCGCCTGTTGAGAATTCTTGCGGAACATCTGTATCAGTTGCGATTCCCTCTTCAAAACGAAGTGGTCCGCGCTGTCCTGGCATAGCGCCAGCCATCTTGCGGTCGTAAACTGTACCCGGACGTTCTGGGAAATTTGGTGCTGGTGAAATTGTCATAGTTATAACTCCTTGTAGAAGGTTGAGGCCTCAGGTAAAAGTGTGCTACTTATTTAAGTTAAATACTGCCTAAAGTGAAAATTATCTATAAAAAGGTGAAGAAGAGACTTCTACCGAAGGCATCGTTAAATCCATAGTTAAACAGACAGCAATGGCCAAACTATCCGCGTAGTCGTCGTGGGCGTGAGCCTCAGCTGGGGCGTGGGCTAAGAAGTTTGGGCCCTGGAATTTTGTCTCAAGGTCTGTCATTTGTTGGTAAAAGCGTTTCCAAGTTCTAAGGCGTCTAGTCTTAGCATGTGCAGGCCAGCCAACCATACGTCGGTCAATCAAAGCTTTAAGGTGCTTCCAACGTTTAGACTGTTCTTGTTGACTACTTCCTATCGAGTGAACCTCTGCTCCCGGGAGTAAAAGCTTAAGCCGTTGGGCTACTGCATCACCAACTCCGTTAGCATCTACACCTACCGCTAAAACATCGTAAGAGCCAAGAAAGTTTACAATTTGAAAATACTGGTCTTCCCAGTCGTCGCCTTGAATTTCTAACCAGTTAAGCACTCGGTGGTCGTAATAACCAAACTCATCTGGCCTATCCCAGTCAACCCATACAACGGTTACAACTGTTGAGTCTAGTTTACGTGCGGGATCGATCCCCACAACTACTGGAGTTCTGTGCCATGCCCTAACAGTTTCCTGAGAAGTATCTCCGAGCTCATCCATAATCGTGGAGGTAACAAACATGCCGCGTTCTAGTAGCCATTTACAGTTGTACGACATCTGGAACTCATCAGAGTCCTCACCAATTCGTAACATTTCTTTTTTCATAAACTTGCCGTAGTTAAGGTTTACTTTAGATACATCTTTGTAATCCCACTGGAAATGATTTTGTCTTGAGGCTCTGCCTGTCTGTCTACGCTTGTTTAACTGAATAGAGCGATAAAAGTTATTCTTGTGCGTAGTAGGCGTGCCTGTCTTTACCATCGTTCCTGAGTAGTACGCGAGCATAGGGGAGATTGATTTAGAGACTACAAAGTCATCTGCTTCTTGACACTCGTCAATAACAATAAGATGGAAAGACTTAGACTCAATCTTTGCACGTGGGTTAGCTGTCATCATCATCAGGCTACTACCTGAGTTCTTAAGCCTAATTTGACGCGTTACTCCAGGGACTTTACCAAGAGAGTCATCAATCTCTGGGTCACCTAAAATCTCTAACGCACGCTCAGAAGTTAAACGATTTACGGTTCTACCAAAAAGGGTTTCTACCTGGCCTTCAACTGGGGCAAACATACCAATCCAAATTCCATCTTTAAACTGACCTAATAAATCTGGGTACATCTTTGCAAGTCTAGGTAGCAACACCATTAACGTGGCTACTGTGTTAGCGATTGTTTCTGATTTACCCGACTGACGTGCAGCAAGCGCTGTAACTTCTTCACCGTCGTTAATGATTACAGATTCAATTATGCGTTTAGCAAGCGGTAGCTGATAAGGGTGTAACTCATGCCCGACTAATGCGTTCATAAATTGAATTGTTTTTTCTACCATTTTACGAACAAACTCTTTAGAGAGTTCGTCTAACTCTTCTTCCTCTTCTTCAAGGAGTTCGTCTTCACCCTCTAAAAGGTATTCTTCCTCGTCTAAAAATTCTAACTCGCTCATATGTTCCTTAGTCTAGTAAAAAACATGAAACCCTGGTAGGTATACCAGGGTTCACGTTGCCACACACGGGAGAGAAGGAAGAGAGGCAAGATAATTGTAGCGGAAATGTCGACATGTCGTTTTACACGATTGTTTTAGAAGTTCTAGAGTGCAACTCGTTAAGAACAGCATGAAGGGCTTCTGCCCCAGTTAACGCCTCTTCTAAGGCTGCTAAGTCACGATTCCTAGAGTAAACGCTCATACAACGACCTAACTCATAAGTTGACTGCTCAACCCACATCTCAAGTTCTCCTGTAGGTATTTTTTTTACTCGTTTTGCAATTTTTTCTGAGAAAGGCTTGTCCCACGGGGTTTTCTTTTTAAACACGCCAGTCACCTATCTCTTCGGTATTAAGTTCCATGTCTCTAAGGCCTAATGCTTTAGCAATCATATCATCAGCATCTTCATCAAATACAAAACCCTCAGATCGTTTCCATAACCCCAACACAAACCCAGGCTTAGTAAAAGGCACACGAAATACTAAACATACCTTGCTTTGTCTAAACGGGTGCTCTGTTTCCTGAGTCCAACCTTTTTCAACAATAGGTAGAAAGTTACGGTGATAATACTGAAGTACATCCCCATATAGTGGTCCAAGTGATTTCATATTAAGTGGCCGCGAAAGCGCCACCATCTCCATACATATAAGAATCAAATGATTTAACCTCGTTCATTTGAACCCTTTGATCTCTTGGCATTCCTGCAGGATCAGCTAGTCCCATTTTAGGCCATTTATTAAGCCCAGAAGATTCTAAGAACTGACCTGGAGATTCTGCAAGAACAAAACCCTCCCACAAGTACGATGGAACATCGTAATAATTCCACCAAGTTCCGTCCCAAAAAATAACAGTTAACGTTTGTGTGCTTGCATCGTAACCAGCTTTTAAAGTTCTTGGTCGTTTTGGGTTAGAGGACCTTGTGGCTCTTAAGTTATATGTGCTTATAACTTTGTACTTTGTTTTTATTTCTTCTTTTTTTACCTTAGATGAGGGATTAAACAAGTACTCATCAAGAGTAGGTAGGGTAGATTTTGCAGCGGGTTGACCAATGTTGTACCCACCAAGGAGTACGTCAACACTGGGTACCTGGGCTCTTTTTCTTGCCATTACTCGTCCTTACAGGTATGGTCGCCTGTCTTATGCTCTAAAACTCGCTCATGACATTCTGAACAAGTTAGTACACGGGCGCCTTTAAAGTTATTTTGAGCAGTTGACCCAATAGGAAAATTACTTCCGTCTTCAGGTACTTCTGACTCGTACTCAATATTAATTTTAGACTCTCTAAATATCTCTTGTGGAAACGGTCCAGACGGACTCATAACTTGTTTAGGTATTGGGTGTACCTGAACCGCTTTCACACGAGTAGTTTTCATTACTAAGCTTTTGGTTCTTCTTTTGGAGTCTCTACTGATTTAATCAGTGGAAAGTGCCCGGCCTTTGCTCGTTCCTGTAAATGCTTTGGCAAGCAGGTATTACAGTAGTCCAAAGGATTAACTCCTGGGTCAGCGACAGAGAACGCCGCTTTTGTATCGCAGTTACAACATTTCATTTGGTTCCTCCTTATTTAAGTGTACAACAAAAAAGGGAGCAGCACATAGCTGCTCCCCTAGTTGTAGGTCTTTATTTCTTCTTTGACGCTTTTTTAGCCACGGAGGCTTCTACTGCAAGTTTCTTAGTGATTTCCGCAAGACCGATTGTTGCTACTCGGCCAAACGCTGGGTCCATCTTATTAACATAGCGAAGTGCTACTGGGATTAAAGATGCCCATAGAGCATTGGCTACTAGTAGCCAATCACCTGAAGCAAAATCTAAAGGTGTTGCTGCTCCGCTTGTCTGCATGACAATCATTACTGCACCGATAACCTGACCAAGCAAGTTACGTGCGTAGGATTCAATCATTGCTTTATTCATTTTTCTCCTTCTTCTACGTGCTGGTCGAAACGACCCTCAAGTCTTGACAATGATACACGAACTTCAACCATGTCCACCGCAATTCCATTAATGGCGTCTTTTAAGGATGATCCGCCGTTGGGCTTGAGTTCTGACAGGTAGTGTTTGATTGTCCAACGGATACCTATAATTACAGCGGCTCCTACGCCTAATATCGTAGATGATAAAGCTGCCCAGTCTTGTACGCTCAAGATGTATCCGTTCAATAGGTGTGATGTATATCATAGAATGGTAACAATAATAATACCGCGTTTAATTAAAATATTATTAAATATTTATGCGTAAACTCGCGTTTAGATGTATTTATCAATAAAAATTGCGAGTTCAACTTGACACCCTATGTAACTCTGGTGTTTCCTAGAACATGACAGGGCCACTCACAAGGTGGCTTTCGCCAACTGAGAGGAGCAGAAATGCTTAATATCAGAAAAGATAATCTAAAAAAGATAGCGGTATTTGCAATATACGGCTTGGTAGCTGGAGCACTTCCTTATGCGATTGCTAACGCAGTCGCTGAGGAGCCAGTACAAGTTGTAGAGCAAGTTCCTGTGGACCCGCTGGAGAAGTACAAAGGAGCAACAAAGTTGTCGGACACTGATTTAGTAGGACTGCTTAGCGCGGTTGGTTTTGAGGGAACAGCCCTCAAGGTCGCCTATGCGGTAGCTAAAAAAGAGTCTAACGGCCGCCCCTTAGCCCACAACGGAAACCAAACTACAGGTGACAATTCTTACGGAATATTCCAAATCAACATGATTGCTGATCTTGGGCCTACCCGCCTAGAAAAGTTTAACCTCAAATCAAACACTCAACTCTTCGACCCAGTCATTAACGCAAAAATTGCGTTCTTTATGACTAGAGGTGGCGAAGACTGGTCCTCCTGGAGAATCGTTCCAGGCCAGCACAATGGAGAAAGATACCAGCAGTATCTAAAGGAGTTTGCTGGACTACACTAATCATTTAAACCAAAAAGCCCCCAGCCAATGGCTGGGGGCTTTCTGTTTGTGTTGAGATTATGAAGCTGTTGCGAACGGTGTGATTGTAATTGTTGCTGTTGAAAGCACTGAAGCTGTTCCAGCTGCAACTGATTGTGTCTTGATTGTTCCAGCAACACCAGAAACAACACCAGCAAGACTTGTTAGAGCCTGAACTGTTGTGGCTGTTCCAGTTACTGTGAATACGTTTGCGCTTGTAACAGCAAGAACTGTCCAAGCACCATTTACGCCATCGCCACCAGAGATGTCAGAAACTGTTACCTTGTTACCTGCAACAAAGCCGTGGCTTGCTGCTGTAATTGAGATAACTGCTGAACCTGCTGTACGGGCTGCTGCTGTAATAGTTTTACCGACGTTAGATGCTGCTGAAGCTGTTGTAATTGAAGCTGCTTCGTAACCAGCATCCTTGAGCTCGTCAAGGGCTAGTGCTGTTGTCTCACCAAGTACTGAAGGTACGTTGATGAATGTGATTCCAGCGCCATCGTATGCTGTTAGAGCATTTGTTGCTTCTACCTTGCCGTACCACTGTCCTGTAATTTCACCAGCGTTTGCTGCGTTAGTTACTGTGAACTTTAGTGCGTCTGCTGTAGCAACTGTTGCTGCTGATAGGTTGTAAGCTGAAGCTGTAAGACCTGTAATGTTTACAGAGTCTCCAACTGCAAGCTTGTTCTGTGCTGTGTAAGTAACAGTTGTGCCGTTACCTGAAGCTGCTGTAACTTTGAAGTTACCTACGCCTGGTGTAAATGCTGGGTAGTTGTTCCATTCAGCTTCTGCAACTGTGTGATTGTTAGTAGTTGCAGCTGTTAGACGTGCGCTTGGGTAGGTTGTGTAACCAGACCAATCATAATTTTGAGTGTAATCGTTTGCAACTGCTACAACAGCAGTTCCATCTGTACGCTCATCATTTGGTTGCATAGGGAAGTTACCCCATACAAAATCAGGCGCTACGTTGCCTGCAGAGTCAGTGCGGTTACCGACGTTGTTAGTTCCAGCTGCGGTGCCAGCGATAGCAATGGCGTAAGCGCCAGTAGCCTGTTCTGCACCCACTGGAAGTGGTGAGTTATAACTTGACATTAAAAGTACCTATTTTCTCTAGAGTGGTAATGACGCCTGATATCGGGGGCGCTGTCCACTATTCTCCAAGAGGATTAAGGATTTGTCAGGCTTTACGTTAGTTTGAAGATTCTCCGTTAGGACCTTTACCGGGGCGACTATAAGTCCCGATACTAGGTGTCTCATTCTTAGTTAAGTAGATTTTGCGTATTCCAAATCTACTGTCTCTAATTGTGACGGGCTTAAACTTTGCGTCAGCGTCAAACGTTTTTTTTCTCATGGTACAGAGTTACTCCATTGAATAGCGTGAGTTTCTTGCCCTTGAGTAGCGCCCCAAGCACGAGTAAGAGAGTCGCGGAACTCTCGGTCACTAGGTTTATCTAAAGTTTTTTGATTTTTTTCAGGGGGCCACTTAGCGTTGACGTAAGGAATTAGTGGAATCATACGCGGTTGCCAGACTTATCTAACAAGCTTTCTTATTAGAAGACTGGTGGTGGTGATTTAGGCGCTGAATCATAATTAACTGCTCCCTGCCCTGCTGGAGTTCCACCTTTTTGTGGGCCTTGGAATTGTCGACCTCTAGCTGTTTTATCTGGAGATGACGCAGCAGATCGTGCATAGGCTCTTGTGTAAGCAGCATTCAATGGCTTACCTTCTCCATCGTCGTTAGCTTCTTCTGCAGTATAAAAACCTTTTCTAACAGCATCTTCTACTTCGCGCTTTGTTACTCTACTTTTTCTAACTGGTGGGGTACCAGTTCCTCCAGGAGGTGGAGGAGTGCCTCCAGGAGGTGGAGGAGGAGGAGTACCAGTATCAGTAGGCTTGTCTGGAGCAAACCTTGGGTCATACCCAAATTTTTTATTTATTAGGTCAGCACTAGTTGCGTGTGGAACCGCGTCAGCGTACCTCTTACCTTGATCAATTCCACGTTCAGCAGTCCAGTCTGCTTGCTGCACGTTAGCGTCAATACGAGATGAGTCACGATTAAAAGCCAAAGCATTATTTTGATTTTGAAGCCAAGCACCGTGAGACATTTCATCACGACGCAATTGGCTGTACTGGCGCATTTGTCGACCGGTCATGCCGCTACCGCGGCGACCCATCCCGCCCATCCCGCCCATTCTGCCAAAAGCATTATCGCCTACTCCTGAAGAGTTTGGTCCGTCGTATGATGATGGCATATTTATATTGTTCCTGTTCTATTTAGGAAAGTCTGTCTAAACTTGGACGAAAATCTCCGCTAATTGGGTCAACAAAATCTTCCCAGCTAAATACTGGTTCTCTGTCACATGTTCCATCAGCGTAAGCCATAGTCTGATTCTAGATGTTTTTCTTCACACATACGGGCTAAATCAGGAACAACATATCTTTTATTGCACAAAGCGCATGTATAGCGCTTTATGCGTTCAGCATCATCCACTACTTACCGCAGGTTGGACACTTAACTGCTGCTGGAGCTGCTACTCCCGCTGCTTTGAACTTAGGTCGACCAAAGCCAACGATTGAAATCATTACCTTTTTAGGGTTCTTCTTATAGGCGCGAAGCTTTTTAGAAACTTGTCCGCCATTTCTTTGGCTTCCCTTGTCATCTGGGCTGGTATTTCCTTCGATACACCAAACTGTGCCGTCGCCATTGTCTTTAATAACAATTCCTACGTGAGAAATTCTATCGACGCCATCTGATGGAAAATCAAAATACGCAATATCTCCAGCGTCTGGATCTGCAATATCCCCATCAACCCATGCCCCAGCCTTTTTAAAAGCTGTTGCTCCGCCTGGGGTGTAAACAGTATTAGGAACCTTTACACCAGATTCATTAGCGCACCAGTTGATAAAACTTCCGCACCATGGTTGGAAATTTGCTTTTGCATACTTTCCATACTTTGTTTCATTATCTTTAGGGCCTTCAATAGTTCCTAGCTCTGCTGTAGCAACTTCAATAAGACGAGATGCTGTTCCTTGTTCTGCCATTATTTGTTCCAATCTTCATCTACTGGGTGCTCTTTTGGAACCTCGTAGTCGGGCTTAGTGCCAGATGAAATTACAATATCAGTTCCGTTTTGTTTAGCTTCTACTTTTAAATCAGCTTCTGTCTTAGAGTTAACATCAACTGCTGCAAACGCTGCGTTAATTTCGCCTAAGTCAAGTTTGCCGTCATTCATAAAGCCACGTGCTAACTTCTCTACGACTGCGGCTACCGCTGTTAGACCAGCTACTGTTACAGCGTTTACAAGTGTGATTCCCGCAATGGCTCCGGCGCCAATTACGCTAAGACCACTGGCTGCAAAAACAGCAACAATTCTTAGTAAAATATTTCCTACTGATTTCATTCTTCGTCCTTAGGGTTCCTTAATGGGTATGTTATAGCCCAAGCAAGTAATGTTCCCACAATTGCGTAACCTACAACGGTCTTAGCTGACCCATCTAGAACAACCCAAGCAATAAACATGCCTAGTAGCGTCCATAGCTGGTCAACCATATCTCTTAGTACTCTCATGGCTTACGTCTCCTAGTTCCTTTAGTATCTCCAGAAGCGCCACCGCCACCAGAATTTCCGCCTCCGCCAGAACGATTTCCACCAGAGGATGTTCCACCAGCGGTTGCTGCACCTACCGCATTAATAGCGGCACCTGCAGCAATAACTGTTGCAACAACTGCTTCAGTAGATTCTTTTCGTTCTTCGGTAGACATATCAGCACCGATGTTTAATACAGCTTGTACGGCCTGACCTGGGTCATCAAATATTGCGCCAATTAACTCTGCAGGATTCTCTAGTAAAACTAGGGCCGCAGCAACGTCTGCTGTAATTATAACTTCGTTACCCTCTTCATCCTGCCTAACCTCAACAGGAGTCTCTTCTGGAAGGTCTTCATAAGCAATGCCAGCATCTTGAATCGCTTCTTTTGTAAGAGTTTCTCCAGGAGCAACTGACTCAATAAGGACCTCTGCTACAAGTTCTTTTTCAGCCGTTGTAAACTTTCCATCTCCAGCGAGGGTTTCTGAAAGGTTAGTTACCTCTGCTTGTGTAACAACTCCATCAGCAGATAAAGCGGCAATAACAAGAGTTTCTTCGGCCTTAGTTAAAGGGCCACTTTCAGATAAAGTTTCAATCAAAGCAGTTGCTTCGGCTTGGGTAACTTTTCCATCAGCCATTAAAGAAGCAACAACAGCAGTAGACTCCGCAGTTGTTAAGTTGCCGTCCGATAATACGTTTTCTACCACTGCAACTACCTCTTCTGGTGTGTTAGGCTGTGGTTCTACTACAGGAGGTTGTAATGGTTCTATGGACGGATTTTCTGGCTCTGGCTCTGGTAACACTGGTTCTGGTGCTGGTTCCTCGGGTATGGCGGGTTCCTCAGGCTCCTCGGGCGCTACGGGTGGCTCTTCGGGTTCTACCGCTGGTGGTAGGGGTTCTGTGGGTGGTTCTGGCTCTTCTGTGGGTGGGCCAATAGGTGGCTCAAGTTCAGGAATTACAACAGGTGGTTCAGGCTCTACGGGAAGCTCAGGAACAGGTTCAGGACCAGGCTCAGGAGGTAGTTCGGGCTCTAGGGTTGGCAGCGGCTCAACTGGAGTCACTGGGCCAGGCTCAGGCACGGTCGGCACAACTGGCGGACTGGTTGGCTGAGGGTCCACTGGTGGAGTTGTAGGTGTTGGTGTTGGTGTGGGGGTTGGTGTCGGTGTTGGTTCCACTGCTGGTGGGACTGTTGGTGTGGGTGTTGGTTCAACAGGAACAGGAGTAGGCGATGGTTCAGGAGATGGCTCAGGACTCGGGGATGGCGAAGGAGACGGCTGAGGCGTTGGCTCAGGCTGCACAGAAGGCATTGGGGAAGGTGCAGGAGTTGGAGAAGGCGTTGGTTCGGGTGAAGGAGTTGGAGTTACGGGTGTCGGAGTTGGAGATGGCGTTGGACTCGGCTCGGGCGAAACTGATGGTTCGGGAGTAGGTGATGGTGTGGGTTCAGGGCTTGAAGTTTGTGTTGGGGTTGGCGATGCTGTTGCTGTTGGCGTATCTGATGGCGAAGGGCTTGGAGTTGTTGCAGTAGATGTATCAGAAGGTGTTGGGCTTGGAGTTGGGGTTGTTGCAGTAGATGTATCAGAAGGCGTAGGTGTTGGAGTCGGAGTAGGGTTTATACCGTTGTAGTATCTTCCAACGCCTGTGTAGTTATCGCTTATATAAGTAGTCCACTCACCAATAAAGCCACCCTCGCAAAACAATCTTGCTATGTCACCTTTGCCATCAAAGAAAGTGTTATCAGCGTTCCAGCCTGTCATTGCAGTATAAGTTTCACCAGCAGGGTTAGCGCAGATAATTGTTACATTTCTGACCATTAACTCAGGTGGAGTTGCATAAGCAGGGTTTGGGAATAATAACGGAAAAAATGCTGCGGATGTTAAAACAGATAATGCTGCGAATAGGCGCAAGCGTCTCATTACTATTAGTTTAGTTAGAGAATACACTTTCTGGGTCGTAAACCTCTAACGCTTTTTCAAATAAGTTAATATGTTTTTCTTTTGCGTGATGTCCACAAAATAATAGTTCACCATTTAAAAATGTAGCTACAACCATAGCTGCAGCACCGCATGAATCGCAACGGTCATTGAGTGTAAGAGTTCTACTCTCTGTTGTTTCTATCATTACTGACTACCTCCGCCGTCTCCGCCCCCAGCGTCTCCGCCTGAAGAGTCTCCTTGGTTGCCTTGTGCATCTTGTGCAGTTCCGCCGTGTCCTCCAGGACCGCCGAACCCACCATAGAAAGTACCGTACCCATAACCGTAACCAGGTCCGTAAGCGCCGCCGTAGAAAGGGCCGTAACCGTATCGTGCTTGAGCGCCTTCACGTAAAAATGTTTGACGACGCGACTCTACTTCAGAGTGACGCTTACTACGCTTTTTCTTTTTCATTAGAACGGAGGCTTTGATTGAGAGGACTTATCTAAAAGATTTTCTTTACCCTCTTTATGCTCCATGCTCTTGTGCTCAGCCTCCGCTAGCCTATCCATCTCATCCAAGCTTTCTGGAGTATGAGTAAAAAAGCCTTCTGGAGCGCTGTCTGCGTAATGTGAAGTGTCATAGTTTGCAATTGTTCCGCCAGCAGCTATATGCGCACGACGACGTTCAATTT